CTACTTCTTACGCGCCGCGTGCCCGATGTTCAGCGCGAGCATCTCGAGCAGGCGGCGTACCCGCGCCAGGACCCTGTCGTCATCGGTCGATGGCGTCAGCGCCGTGACGGCCGAAGCCGCTACGATCACCGTCAGCACCGCGTTCAGCCAGGCCGGGAATGATTCGAAGAAATCCCCGAGCGTCGCTGCAATCGTATCCATGTCTTCCTCCTGCAAAATGAATCAGCGCGCCGGATAGGCGCTGCGGGCGAGTTCGAAGTGCGGGCCGTCCCGCATCTTCCAGTCGCCGCCCCACACGACGGGAATCTTCAATTCCGCTGCCGCCCGCTTCATCGCGGCCGCGATGCCGGCATAGAGCGGCCAGTCCCAACGGACCTTGCCGTTCACCAGCGCACCCAGATCGACGGCGTGGCCCGTGAGGTGCCGCGAGTTCAGCGTCTTCGACGCGCCCGCGGCGACAAGTTCCTTCTGCCGCTTCAGCGTGCGCAGCCCTTCCAGCACCCGAAACTCCACCGTGCTCGCAGCAATCGCCCGCTCCACGACAGTGATCAGATCGGCGTGCACGCCCTTCATCCTGGCGCGGGAGACCGCGCCGAGTTCAAACCCCATCGTTCCCTCCTGCATGCGCATTGAGCTCAAAAGCACGGCACATACCGCGTTACCCCGGCTGCATTGGTGATCGTCAGCCATTCCTGCACCGTGGCATTGGCGCCTGACGGGCCGAGTGCGCTCAGCGCCGTGGTGACCGACCCGTTGGCGCTGAAATGCGCGGCAGCGCTGAACTTCAGGCGGCCGGTGTTTTGGATGCGCAGGGCTTCTGAGCCCGCCGAGGTCGGCGCGCCGTTGGGCGTCACGCGAAACGACATCTCGCTGCCGTGCGCACCCGCGCTCCAGTTTTCCGACGCCTCCATGGCGAGGATCGCTGCATTCAGGGCCACCAGTCCGGTCCCGTCATGGCCCGAGCCGGCCAGCCCGAACAACCGATCGCCGCTCTGCGTCGCCGCAGGCGCGGCGATCGTCCCGCGATAGCCCTTGCCCTGGAAGGTCGGCCCCGGGGTCGCGCCCGCGGAGCGCAGTTCGAAGCGTTCCTTATTGGCGTTCCCGGTCACCAGGATGGATGGCGAACCGGCCGCGCCGGGGGCATTGGCGCTGTCGACATGCAGCAGCGTGGCCGGCGCCGGCGCGCCGATGCCGACCAGCCCGGCGCTGCCCGACAGCGCCAGCGTCATCGCCTCGTGGAACGTTGCGCCGTCGGCCGACAGCTTGACGCGCAGCTGGTCGTCGCCGGTCAGACCCAGCTCCGCCCGGCCGGAAAACCCCGTCTGGAACAGCAGCGACGCGCTGTCGCCCGCCGTCTCCTTGTTCACCTTGTGCTGCGCATCGCCGCTGCCGCCATCGGCCGCATAGACCGCGGTGTGCAGCACGGCCGGTGCGCGCACCGCCAGCCGGTTCGTCGCGTCGGCTGTCGTCGCGATTCCCACCCGTGCGACTTCGTCCAGCGCCGCCGCCGCGAACAGGTCGATCCACCCGCCCGCATTGTGGAATAGCAGACGGCCTGTCGCCCGATTGAAGGCGACGAAACCTGCTTTCGGCGCGATGAACGTCCACGCCCCGTCGCGGCGCAGCGCGATGTCGCCGTCATGCCCGCTCCACAGCCCGCTTGCGCCGGCGCCGACGATGTGGCGCTCGCCCTCCACCGGCGTGCCGGGCGGCGTCGCCGTCACCGACGCCACGGCCAGCTGCACGACCGCATCGAGCAGGCGCAGCGCCTCGTTCACGGTGACATGTTTCTGCGCCTGCCCCGCTTCCAGCAGGGTCAGGTGCAAGTTCTCGGTTTGCGCCATGTTGGCTCCGTTCAGATGGACAGTGTTGCCGTGCGCGGCGTGCCTGGCCCGAAGCGCGGGCTCAGCTGAGTCACGCGCAACGTCAGCGGCGAAGAAGCCGGCCCACCCCAGTCCGCCATCTGGAGCGCCGCCGCATAGACGAAAATCGGCACCTCGCAGTCCGCGCTGCGTACCACCTCGCCACCGTCAAGGATCTCCACCCGGTAGCGCTCTGCCTCTTCGCCGAGCCCGACCTCCGCGTCGCTCCAGCGCCCGGCATCGTCGCGCGCCCGCCGCGCCCAGGTGACCGCGATGTCGCCAATGTCGCTCCGCACCGCCCGCAGATCGCACACGCTCCAAGGCAACCGCCCGAACCCGTCATACGCTCCAGTCACCGCGACCCAGGCGATGTCGTCCAGCGGCAGTACCGAAGGTCCCGCCTTCAGCGTCAGCATGCCCGCCTCATCCGGTGCGATCGGCGTGCGCACCACCGCGCCGTCCAGCAGCACGAACCGCGCCCCCGCCGCCAGCGCGTCGGCCATCCGCTCTGCCGTGCCCGCCTGCCCGCGCAGCAGCACCGACAGCCGCCAGGTCTGCGGCGCCACCAGTTCCGCAGACGCGAACTGGATCGCCTCCCACACGCCTGCCGTCACTTCCAGTGCCGCCCGATTGGCGCCGTCCAGCACCGCCCGCTCGCTGGCCGCACTCAGCGTGCCGCCATGCAGCAGGACATCCACCTGGTTCACCCGGTCCCACACGCCCACCGGTCCGCGCGCCAGTTCCGAAACCGTCTCGCCCACCACCGCGCGGCGCGTCACCTCTACCAAGGGCGAGAACTCGTCGCCCCCATCCGCCGCGCGCAACACCATCACCGCCCCCGGCCAGGGCTCGGCGAACGCGGCGAGATAGAGGCCCTCGCTTTCCCCCTGAAACGCAATCGGCGCGAGATCCAGCAACGCCAGCGCCGGCGGCCCGAACGCCGGCAGCGGCGGCCGCGACGTGCCGTCCAGCCGCGCTTCCGGCGCCTCGTACAGATGGCGCACAAGCCGCCCCGCCTCGGCCAGCCGCCGCCCCTGCTCCGAAACCTGGGTCAGGCGAAAGACCTGCGGCTGCCCATCGACGGTTAACCGCACCGCATCGCCGCACTCCAGCGCCAACCGGCTCGGCGGCAGCGCAAAGCTAGCCCCCTCCCGCGCCGCCCACGCCTCGTGCAGTGTGCGCGCGGCGATCGCTTCCGCCTCGCCCTTGCCCAGCACCATCGCCAGCTGCAGCTGCGCGACCTTCGCCGATCCCGCCCCGTTCAGCCGCGCCTCCGCGGCGGCAACGCCATACTCGTCCAGCGCATCGATGAACGACGCCTTCGCCGCGCCCGGCAGCGCCGCCGTCTCGCTCCGCACCAGCCGCACCGCTGCGCTCGCGCCGTCCTCTGCCTCCGCCAGTTCGCTTACGTCCAGCGCAGTCTCCGCGCCATCGCCGCGATGGAAGAACCGCACCGTCCCGCCGCTCTCGGCAGCCTCGAAGGCGAATGCCGTCATCAGCGGCGATAGCGCCTCGCGCGCACTCATCGTGCGGTCCAGCGCATAGCCCGCGCAGGCGCCACGCAGCCCCGTCACATCGACATCGCTCACCCCCGCCGCCGCGCAGATCTCGCGCACCAGCGCGCCCAGCGGCGCCGCGCCCGCGCGGCCGTTCAGCCAATGGCCCGTCCGCCAAAGCGCCCCGTCCGCCCAGACCGCGTCCCGCAGCGGCCAGTCCGGATAGGGCCGCGCGTCCCAGGCCCACACATGGGCCCGGCCCGCGTCCATCATCGGCGCTCCGTATACGGACGACACCGGATTGCCCTCGCCCTCCCAGTAGCCCAGCAGCGCCTCCAGCGCGCGGCGCTGCGCGAGATCATCCCGTGCGCCGGACGAGAAATACGGAAACGCACTCTCGCTCGAGCGCGGGTCGTAGAAGACGTTGGGCTGGTTCGCCCCCTTGTCCACCGCCGGAAAGCCGCACTCGGTCAGCCGCACGGGCTTGCCTTCAGGCACCCACGCCGTCGCGCCCACGCTCTCCACCCCGCCCGGCCGGTCGTAGTGCCGGTTCAGCCACCAGCTGCGCACATCCTTCGCGCGGAACACCCACGGCTTGCCATAGGCGCCATCGGCAATCAGCGTACGCACCTGCGCCGCCCGATCGGTATCTGACGCATAATACCAGTCGAACCGCTCGCCACCTTCCACGCCGGCCGCCAGATAGGCCCGGTCATACGGCGAGGCGCTCACCGCCCGGTCCAGATGTCCGGCGCCCTCGCGCCAGTCGCTCAGCGGCGCGTACCAATCGATCCCGACGAAATCGATGTTCGCATCTGCCCACAGCGGATCGAGATGGAAGTGGAAATCTCCGCTCCCGTCCGCCGGATCGTGCCCGCGCCATTCGGTCCAGTCGGCGGCATAGGAGAGCTGCGTCTCCGCCCCCACCACGGCGCGCACCTCCGCCGCCAGCGCCTGCAACCGCGCCACGGCCGGATAGGCGATAACGTCCGACCGGACGCCCGTCACGCCGCCCAGCTCACTCCCGATCAGGAACGCATCGACCCCGCCTGCTTCCACCGCCAGCGCCGCCATGTGCAGGATCATCCGCCTGAGGCCCCATTCGCCGTCAAAGAACGCCGCAATCTGATCCCCCGCCGCCGCCGTTTTGTCCGGCGAGCCCGGCTGCCCGGGCGCGGGGTGGCAGGTAATGCGCCCCCGCCACGGAAACGCCCCCTGCTCGTCTGCGCCATACGGATCGGGCAGGCCGTTGCCCGGCGGTACGTCCATCAGGATGAAGGGATAGAGCATCACCTCCAGCCCCCGTGCTTTCAGCCCGCCGATCGCCGCCACCACCGACGCATCGCTCGGCGTCCCGCCATAGTTCGGCCGGCCCTCGGTGGCGCTCACGACATACGCGACTTCGCGCGTCACCCCCGCCACCGACCATTGCGCCAGATGCGTGCGCTTGTCCGCAATCTCCACGCCCGGCCGGATGCGGCACACCCCCGCGCGCAGATCGTCACCAAACCAGGCGACCACCAGCGCCACGCGCGTCACGTTCGGCAATTGCGCCTGCAACTGATCCAGCGACGCCTCAAAGTCCGTCTTGCCCGCGCGGTTGTTGCCATTCTCCGCCGTCCACGCCCCGCGGCCCGCATCGCGCAGCACCCGCGTCGGCGACAACGCGAACTCGCCCGATCCGGGGATCAGGCACACCGCCTCCACAACTTGCTCCAGCGACCCGGCCTCGCCGATCGCCGGCCGCAGCACCTCGAACGAGAGCTGCGGCACGCGGTTGCCGAACGGCTCCAGCGGCAGATCCTCGAACACGACATAGGCGGTGCCGCGATAGGCCGGCACACCCACGCCCTCGATCGTTGCGATCAGCGGATCGGGCGCCTGGTCCTCCGTCCCCGGATGAATCCGCATCGTCACGCCGTCCAGCGCCAGCGGCTTGCCGTCCGCCCACACCCGTCCGATCCCGCCGATCACGCCCTCGCACAACGCCACCGCAAAGCTCGCCGTATAGCTGTACTGTGTGACCCGCGGCCCGCTCTTGCCGCCGCCCTGCCGCTCCGCGGTCTCCTTGAACCGCGCCGCCCAGATCACCTGCCCCGCCAGCCGCATCGCGCCCCACACGCGCGGGATCGGCGCGCCTGGCGTCGAGGCCTGGACCTGCAGCTCCTTGAGCCGAGGCCCATCGACGGACGCGCTCCCGCGCAGCATCCCGTCGACCACCGATCCGGCATACGCCCCGATCGCCCCGCCGATCGCCGCCCCGGTGATGGTCTGCCCCAGCAGGTTGACCCCCGCCGGCAGCAACGCATTCCCAAGCGCCTGCCCCGCCAGGCCCAGAACCAGTGTCGCCATGCGATTGTCTCTCTATTCGCGCAATTCACCGCTCACCGTCATGGTGAGGTGCGCAGCGCGGCACACACAGAGCCTCGAACCACGCACACGGGCGCAGCGTGCGTCCTTCGAGACGCGTCCTACGGCCGCTCCTCAGGATGACGACAAAGGTGGAAGCGGCCGCTCCGGAAACCCGAACGCAAACGCCAGCCGACGCCGCCACCACGGCCCCAGCGCCGTCTCCGCCACCGCATGCCCGCCATAGGCGTGGATCATCCGATCCACCCCGCTCAGCACCGCCGCATGCTTGGCCGGCGCTCCACTGCGAAAGCGGAACAGCACCACATCACCCGCCGCCGCCTCCGGAACCGCCACCTCGACCAGATGCCGCGCCAGCCCTGCGCGCAGCCGCTCGCCGCCCCGCGCCTCCGCCCACAACGGCGAATAGGCCGGCACGATCTCCGGCTCCTCGCCCACCAGCTCGCGCCACACCCCGCGCACCAGGCCCAGGCAGTCGGCGCCCGCGCCCTTGCAACTCGCGCGATGCCGATACGGCGTCCCGATCCAGCCGCGCGCCGCCGCAACGACGCGCTCACGCATTCCGGCTCGCCCCGTCATGCACCTCGCCGCTCGCGGGATACGACGCCACCCAGTCATTGCCCGGCATGAACGGGAAGCCGCGAAACGCCGCGCCGTTGGCGAATTTCGCGCGGCACGTCGCGAACCGCTTGTCGCACCCCGCCGTCACGACGAACGCATCGCCCGCCGCCACCATGCGCGGCGCCGCCCGCCACAGCGCCACCACGCCGGCCGCCGACGCCCGCACCTCCGCCCGCAACCCCACATTCGCGCCGCCGGTCCAGACCAACACACCGCCCGCAAACCACCCGTCGTCAAACCCGCTTAGACCGCTCACCGCCAGCGCGCGCCCGTCATCGCTCGCGGTCACGACGCCCTCGCCGCGAAACGCGGGATCGTCCAGATCCACGCCGCAGCGCGCATCCCCCACCACCGCATCGCAGACCGGCTGATAGGTCCGCCCCACCGGCACATTCAGCCGCGCCGCCACGCTGCGCAGTTCCGCCTCGAATCCGTGCGCCCCACGCCGCACCTCGCCGATTTCGCCCTTGGCCAGCAACACGCGCTGGCCGACATCGGCCCAGTTCACCAGCCAGGTCGAAACCGCCGCCCCGTCATAGAGGCCCGCCTCCAGCGCGCCCGCGTCGATCCCCTCATCCGACAACACGCCGGCGATCTCCTGGTCGCCCACCGCGAGCCCCAATTGCGCCGACAGCGCCGAGCCGCTGAACCCCGTCGCCGCGCGATGCACCACGCCGTCGAACACCAGATCCCGGTCATGCTCGGTGAAGCCCAGCGCGCTCCCGTCGCCCAGCACCACGCGCCAGCACTTCGCCAGCGTCGTCGCGCCCCCATCCAGATGCGCCTGCAGCGCCGGTGCGATGTCCCTCATCCCAGCACCTCCACGATCGGAATGTCCGGTACATCGCCCGCGCGGAACGCGGCCAGGTTCACACTCAGCCGGTCAGTATCGAACCGCACCGGCACGTCGAACTCGAAACCCGCCGTCACGAACGCGCCATCCGCCACCGCGTCGGCGATCGTCACCACCCCGGTCACCGGATCGACTACGAAATCACCCAGCCCCAATACCACCTCGTTGATCGCCACGCGCACGCTGCCCGCCACCGGCTTCGTCACCGCGCGCGTGTAGGACCCCGCCGCATCCCAATAGGTCTTCACCAGCTGGAACGACGCCGTCACCCCGTCGCCCACCCCGATCGCCTGGTCCAGCGCCGACACGGATTGCAGCGGCGGGCACGATTTCCAGTCGAAATAGTCCCGCCAGCGAAACGCATGCAGCCGCCCGCGCCGCGCCTCGAAGAACGCGATCACGCTGTGCAGATCGTCCAGCGAGCGCAGCCCCACCCCGGCGTCATAACGGCGCCGGCTCTGCGCCCAGGGCGTATTGCGCTCCTCGCGGCCCGAGCCCAGCGTCACGACCTCGGTCCGCCGCTCCGGCCCGCCCGACGAGCCGAACGCGACGGGCAGCGGAAATCGTACATCGTGAAAACCCATGTCAGCTGTTCCTCGCCCCGCGCTGCACCGCGCGCTGCACCAGCGCGGCGATCTGCGCCTCCGATCTCAGGAAACTCTGCGCGTCGCGCGCATGGACAGTGATGGACACGCCCGCGCGCGCGCCCCCGCCGTTCGGCGCGATCGCGCCGTGTCCCGCCGGCGTGAACAGCTCCGGCCCCTGCTCGCCGACGAGATAGCTGCGCCCCGGCGCCACCGGACCACCGGCCGCCCGCGCCCCGCCGAAATCGAACAGGCCCTTGAAGAACCCCTCCAGCGGCTGGGTGATGAAGCTCTGCACCGCCAGCCGGCCGAGATCAGCAATCACCGCATCCACCATGCCGCGAAACGAGAACTCGCCCGTCCGCGTCGCGCGCAGGATCTGCCTCTCCAGCGTATCGAAGCTGCGATCGAACGCGCGCTCCAGTACCGCCGCACTCTCCGCCGCCGGCGCCGCCAGCGCCGCGAGCTGCGCCTCCACCTCTCGCACCGCCCGCCCCATCGCGCTCAGATCGGCGTCGACGCGCACGGTGCGCGTCTCGTTCTCATCGAACCAGCTCATGGCTTTCCCTTGCTTTACCCCTGCCCGTCATGGTGGAGCGCGACGCGCGGCACGCGCACAGCCTCGAACCACGCACCGTGCACGCGACAGCCGACCCTTCTCCCCGTGCTTACGGGGAGAAGTCCCTGCGTAGCGGGGGATGAGGGGACGCTGCCGGCCGCACGCTCGCCCCATCCGGAAACGCCACCATCAGCGCCGCCAGCTCGCCCGCCCCCAGCGCCCGCACGCCGCCGCCGTTCAGCGCCGCCCACTCCCGCACTGAGAGTTTCCAGAACGCCTCGGGCAGTATCCCGAACACCCGCGCCGCCTGGCGCAGCGCGGCGTCCCACCGCCCACTCACGCCGCCGCCGCAAACGCCGCCGCGATCGCCCGCGCGACATCACCGGGGTTGAGCGGCAACGCCGCCACGTCCCGCGCCGCCTCAACCTCGCCGCCACCCTTCAGCAGCGCACGCAGGATCGCCGCCAGGTCACTGGCCTTCACCCGGCTCATCGCCCCCGAAACCTCGCCGCCCAGCGCCGCCTCGATCTCGGCGAGCGCCCCCAGCGTCAGGCACAGCACCAGCCGCTTCTCGCCGCACACCAGCTCCACCTCGCCCCGCGCCAAATTCGCCATCACGCGGCGGTAAAGCTCAGCGCCCCGGCCGAATTCAGCGTCATGCTGAAGGTCGCGGCGCCGTCATGCGCGCCGGCATATTCCAGCGCCGCAATATGAAACGGCCCCTCGACGGTCCCGAAATCCGGCACCACGACCTGGAACACCGGCGTCTCGCCGGCAAAGAACGCCGCTCGGATCAGCGCATCGCTCGCCGCATCTTTGAAGATGCCCGCGCCCGTGATCGACGCGGTCTTCACCCCCGCCCCGCCCAGGATCTCGCGCCACGCGCCCTCGCTGTCGCCATGGGTCGCATCCGCCCCCACCGCCGCCAGCTGGATCGCCCGCGCGCGCAGGCCCGCCACCGTCGCGAACACGCCCGGCGCGCTCTCCACCTTCAAAAGCAAAGCCCGTCCCTGCTGCGCCCCCATGGGTCAGTTCTCCTTTGGTTTGAAGTTGAAAAAGATCGTCATCCTCGGGGCCGTCGCCGGAGGCGCCGGAACCCGAGGACCCATGCCTGAGGCGGTTCAAGGCAATGCGCGAAACGTTCAACCGCTCAGGCATGGATCCTCGGATCGGCCTTCGGCCGTCCAAGGATGACAAGAGTGGTGGGTTAGGTAGCCTCCACCAGCACCCTGAACTTCCCCACCGCGCGCCAGGTCTGCCGGTCTTTCTCCAGCACCACCTCTGCGTCCTGGAAGAACACCCCCACCACGCGCCCGCCGTCGAAGCTGATCGCCGCGCCATCCAGCGCCACGCCACAGCGGCCGATCAGGTTCAGCGCCGCCCCACGTCCGCCCTTGCGGACAAACGCCACGATGCCGAACACCACCTCCTCGCCCCGCGCCCCGCCGGCGTTCCAGGCGCGGCTCTTCCACGGCCCGATCGCCAGATAGGGAAACACCGCAGCCGCCTGTGCTTCCTCCAGCACCCGGCCCCCCACCAGCGCCGCCACGCCCTCGTCCGCCTGCAGCGCCGCGATCACCGCCGCCTGCAGCGCGCTCACAGCCGCACCGTGCGGAACGGCGCCAGCAGCGCGCGCACCGAATCCGGCATCGCCGCCGCCGGCGCGCCCAGCGAATCCCGCCGCTCGTACATATGCGCGACGAGCAGCAGCAGCGCCGTCTTCAACGCCTCCGGCACCGCCGCCGCGTCCGCATAGCCCGCCCGCCATACGATCTCGACCGGCCGCCAGGTCCGCCGCCCGGCCAGCGCGCCGTCCAGCCGCAGCCACACCGCCGGCCCGTCCGCATCGACGCGCACATCCTCCAGCGCCAGCACGGCGCTCGTGCCGTCCTCCTTCGCGACCCGCGCCTCAACGAAACTCAAATACGGCGGACGGCGCAGATCGAAGGCGCGGAACGCCCCCTTCACGCGCCCCTCCTCGACATCGGCGCTCATCCGCCAAGTCTGCTCCAGCAGCGCCCGCCCGGTCTCCTCCTCCACGCGCTCGCGCGCCGCGGCCAGGAGGCGGGCGATCAGCCCGTCCTCCTCCGTACCCGCGACCCGCAAAAACGCGCGCACCTCTTCGATCGCCACCGGCTCTTCGGCCGGGGGCGTCACGCGCTTGAACGCCGCCATGTCAGCTCGCCGCGAACTTCAGCAGCTTGATCGCCTCGAAGTTCTGCACCCCGCCGCCGACCCGCTTGGTCGTGTAGAACATCACATATGGCTTGTTGGAGTAGGGATCGCGCAGGATGCGGATGCCCTGCCGGTCGGCGATCAGATAGCCGCGCTTGAAATCGCCGAAGGCGATCGCGAACGACCCGGCCGCGATATCCGGCATGTCCTCTGCCTCGACGACGGGATAGCCGAGCAGCGTCGCCGCCTGCCCCGCCGCGACGGCCGGCTGCCAGATGTAATTGTCGTCGCCGTCCTTCAGCTTGCGCACCGCGGCTTCCGTCGCGCGGTTCATCACCCACGACCCGTTCTGGCGATAGACCTGCTTGGGCGCATAGGCCAAATCGATCAGCGCATCCACCGGATCGCTCGACGCGAACGCGCCCGCCCCGCCCGACAGCACGAAGCCGATCTTGTCCCAGGTCCACGACCCGTCGGCCACCTTGGTATAGTCGAGGAAGCCCTTCGGCTTGTTCGTCCCGTCGCCGGAAACGAACGCCGCGCCCTCCTGCGCCGCGAAGGCATGCTGCACCTCGTCGGCGACCCACTGCTCTACATCGATCAGCGCATCGTCCAGCAGGCTCAGCGTCGCCGCCGGCATGGCGTAGAGCTCCATCGCCGGAAACTCGACCAGCGACAGGTCCGCCGTATTGGTCTGCGTCCGCGCGCCGGTCTCCGCCGCCCAGCCGCTGGCGAAACCGTTACGGCTCACCGGCATGCGGAAGCTCTGCCCCGCGATCTGCCGCACCGTCGCGATGCGGCGGATCGGCGAGACCTCGGCCAGCAGGCTGTCGATCCGGCGCTCGGTTTCCTCCGGCACCAGATAGCCGCCTTCGGTATCGGTGCCGACGGACAGCTTGTCCTCCTTCACCTCCAGCCGCCCCGCGTCGCCCTTACGCACATAGGCATCGAACGCCTGGCCGCGTTCATCCTTCGCCGGCTCGCGCCCGCCGCCGCCATGTGGCCGGCGCAGATCCAGCGCCATGCGGTCCAGCGCCGCCTTGTGCTCGGTCAGCGCCCGGTTGATGCGCTCGACCTTCTCCACCGTCACCACATCCGCCGACAGCTTCGCCTCGATCTGCTCGAGCCGCTGATCGTTCGCCTCCTTGAACGCCTCGAACGCCTCCATCAGCGCGTCGCCCCGCCCATACGCCTTCACCTCCGGAGCCGAAGCCCCCGATCCCATCTCCATCTCATCTCTCCTCGGTTGAACAGATTTGCCTTCCCCCAGCGCGCAGCTGCGCGCGGTACGGGGGAAGGTGCCCCGAAGGGGCGGAAGGGGGGTTGCGGCCGTCAGGCCGCAAGACTCGCCTCCCCACCACGCCCTACGCCCAAGACCCCCTTCCGGCCTTCGGCCACCTTCCCCCGATGGGGGAAGACACTAACCTCAACGACCACGCCCCTTTCCTCCCCCGCCATTACGCGGGGGAGGTGCCCCGAAGGGGCGGAGGGGGCGGACGCAGCGCACCGCTCCCTCACGCTCAGCCCACCCGCGTCACCCGCGCCCCCGCCAGCATCGGGAACGTCACCACCGACACCTCCCACAGATCCGCCTCCAGGATCGTCCGCCGGCGCGTCTTGCCGTCCGTCCGTGCCCGGATCGTCTTGAAGCCGATGCTCAGCCCATCCAGCGCGCCCTCGCGCATCAGTGCTAGCACCTCGCGCCCGCGCGCGAGCTCGGTCAGCACCCGCCCCCGCGCGAACAGCCCCACCGCGTCCTCATAGATCTCCGTCCACACGCCCAGCGGCTCGGCCGCGATGTGCTGGTAGAGCAGCTTCACCCCGCGCGGGCCCCGTGTCTTCAGCGCCCGCGCGAACGCCCCGCGCGCCACGACGTCGCCGCCGGCATCGGCCACCCCGAACAGGCTGGCATAGCCCTCAAACCGCCCATCGGCGCGCGCCTCGATCAACCCGCCCGCCGCGCTGCGCTTCTCGCTGCCGCGCCGGCTAAACCGGATCACCTCCGCCATCAGCGCCCGCCCAGCGCGTCGAGTTTCCCCTCAATGCGCTTCAACTGCTCGCGCATCGCCGTGATCTGCTCCTCCACCCGCGCCAGGCGCTCCGGTGCGCCGGCCCGCATCTCGACGGCGCGCTCCACCCCCGCCAGGCGCTGCTCGGCCGCCCCGGCCCACACCAGCGCCGCCCCCGTCTGCAGCACCAGCGTGGCCACCACGGCCAGCGGCACCCGCCGTTCGAGCTTGAAATCGGTCATGCGCTCACCCCATACCCCGCCGCCGCGCGCTTCTCGTCGCGGTCGAGGAACGTCGCCGCCTCCAGCTGCGCCCACAGCGCCGCGCGTTCCGCACCCAGCGCCGGCACACCGTCGGCATCGACCGCCAGCCGCAGCCCGCTTCCGAACTGCGGCCCCAGCCAGCGGGTCAGCGCCTCGGCCATGCGCGCCGCCAGCGGCAGCACGGTCTGGCGCCAGAAGGCCAGATTGGCCGCGCCGTAGTTGGCATAGGTCGCATCGCCCGGAATCCCCAGCAGCATGGGTGGCACGCCGAACGCCATCGCAATGTCACGCGCCGCCGCGTTGCGCCCGGCGTCGAAATCCATGTCCTGCGGCGTCAGGCTCATCGGCTTCCAGTCGAGCCCGCCCTCCAGCAGCAGGGGCCGCCCCGCCGCGCGCGGCCCGCTGCGATGGCGGTCCAGTTCCTCCTTCAGCCGCGCGAACTGCTCGTCGCTCAGCTGCTCGGCCCCCGGCGCACCGCGATAGACCAGCGCCCCGCTCGGCCGCGCCGCATTGTCGAGCAGCGCCTTGTTCCAGGCCGCCATCGCATTGTGCAGATCGATCGCCTGCGCCGCCGCCTCGATCGGCGAGAGCCCATAGTGATCGTCCACCGGATGGAACAGCTTCAGATGCAATACGGGCATGAACCCGTCCGCCCCGCGCGCCAGCGTCACCTCGCGCCCGCCCGCCGCATAGACATACACCTCCGGCCACCCGTCGCGCCCCGGCACCGCGCGCACCCGGTCGGCGCGCAGCGCGAACAGCTCGCGCACCGTGCCGTCCAGCCGCACCGCCTCGACATAGGCGTTGCCCGCGATCTGCAGCCCGGCATAGAGCCGCTCCAGCAGATCGCCCCGCGTCTCCGCCGGATTGGGCGCGGCGAGGAGATCCAGCAGCGGGTGCTGCGTCAGCTCCGCCTCGCCTTCGTAGAGCAGGAACGGCACGCTCGCCGCCGCCTCCGCGATCATCCGCACCGCGCGATAGGCGACCGGATTCTTCACGAACCCCTCGCGCGCCAGGCTGGCATAATCGCGCGGCGTCCACCGCGCCCGCCCGCCATGCTGGAGCGCAATCACCGGCCCCGCCGCACTCGCCTTGGCATCAGGCGCACGACCGCGCGCCCGCTGGAAGAAGCGTTCGAACAT